GAGGAATGATGTATGATGTTACGCTTAACACTTTAAGGGGCTTGAAATTAGATTATGTATCAAATACAACAAATAGTATAATTGACAGACTATTCGTTACAAAAGATAGTTTTTGGGTAATTAAATTTGTATATCTACTCATTGTTGTTATATTTGGGTACTTATGGCAGTTGCGGTAATCAAGTATGACCTAAGCAATCCTGATGACGAGATGGATTTTGCAAGAGCCAATGCTTCAATGAGCATGGCTTGTTTCATTTTTGAGATACTTAACAATGGCAAAAGGAATTTTAAGCATAAAGAAAATGTCACCATAGATGATGTATGGGAGTATCTGTGGCAGGAAGCTCGTGATAACGGAGTTGACATAGATAAACTAATCCAATGACAAAAAAAGAAAGGTCTCAATTAATTACCGATTACTGCAAACAGCATCAGGAATTAAAAGACTACACATTAGCCAAAAAGATATACGAAGAGAATAAAAGTCTTTTTGACTCAATAGAAAATGTAAGGAGTTTAGTAAGAGCAAGAAGAGGTCATATAGGAGAAAGGGTTAGGAGAATTACAACAGACAAGTCGCTTTACAAGGAAAAGACATATGATACAAACAATTACAAGCCATTTAAGGAGGTTATAGAGACAGGGGCAAGGATACTTATATTCGATATTGAAACAGCTCCTATCAGGGCTAAAGTGTGGGGTATATGGAATCAAAACATATCCATCGACCAAATAGAAAGCGACTGGTTTGTATTTACTTGGGCCGCCAAATGGCTGTTTGAAGATAAGGTATACTCAGGAAGCCTTACGTCAAAAGAAGCCATTAGGCAAGACGACAAGCGGATACTGAAGGGGATATGGGAGTTGCTAAACGAAGCAGACATTGTTGTTGCTCACAATGGAGATAAGTTTGATATACCTAAGCTGAATACTAGGTTCCTACTAGCTGGTATGGAACCACCTCTACCTTATCAGTCAATAGATACTTTGAAGCACATTAAGAGGAATTTCGCATTTACGTCAAATAAATTGGAGTTCGTAAATCGTATGCTAGGGCTACCTAGGAAGTCTAAGCACGAAGGCTTTGAACTTTGGAGCAAATGCTATATTGGTGATAGTGAAGCCCTAAAAAATATGCTTGACTACAACGTAAATGATGTTAGAATACTAGAGGAGACGTACCTTAGACTAAGACCTTGGATTAAACCCCATCCAAATACGTCCTTGTTTATTTTGGATGAGAACACCCACAGATGTCCTACATGCGGAAGCAAAGACCTAATTGAGCAAGGAAAGAAGTACTACACAACGGTAAATGCCTATAATCAGTTCAGGTGTGGAAATTGCGGTGCTACAGGAAGGAAAAGAGTTTCCGATATTGCAATAAAGCAGCGGAGGCATATTCTTTCTAGTAACCCAAAATAGCACATTATGATAGAAGAAAAAGAAATCATTAGTCCGATAGAATACGGAGATAATGAACTGTTAAATATTATAGACAACTCTCTTACCGTTCTATCTACTCTTGCAGACATTGCAGATGCTGAATACAGAACTTACAATGATGAACTTGCTGAGATGAATGTTGTAAAAGCTAATGCTTACAGGATAATACACGCAGCTCAAAAAAAGATTAGAGAATATGTAGAGTTTTATAACTTTGATGCACCTGAAAAATAGTGACATGGATATAAAAAAGTTATACGATAAAATTCCTTCAAAGGCTTACGACAGCCTTGTTGCCGGTGTTTCTAAAAATAAGAATCTAAATAGCAATGTCAGACTTGCTCACTTTCTTTCTCAGGTAGCTCACGAATCTGGTAACTTCAAAATAGTAGAAGAGAATCTTAGATACTCAGCTAACAGACTCAGAGTTATATTCCCTAAATATTTTAAGACACTTGAAGAGGCACAAAGATATGCCATGAATCCTGTTGCCATAGGAAGTAGAGTGTACGCTAACAGAATGGGTAATGGTGATGAGGCTTCAATGGAAGGATTCAAATTTCGGGGAAGAGGTTACTTGCAGCTTACCGGCAAGAGCAACTATAAAATATTCAGTGACTATGTAGGAGAGGATTGCGTACAAGTACCAGACCTGGTAGCAACAAAGTATCCTATGGATTCTGCTTTATGGTTTTTTGATAGGAATAAATTATGGACTATTTGTGATAAGGCAGACCCGAATGCTGTATTAACTCTTACTCGTAGAATAAATGGAGGAACTCATGGTATCGCAGACCGTCAAGCTAAGTTCAAGACATTCATGTCTTTACTTGCTTAATCCTGCATAAAGTCATCTCCTTTGTAATCAGGATGGTCTTCATCCATCTTTGTAATTGAGTAAGCATACAAAACTGCTGCTATTACAATACATAAAATTGGTAGGAAAATAGCTGATATCATATTATAAGTTTTTAATTTCTTCAATAACTTCTGCGTAGTATTCTGATAGTCCTACGAACCCATGCAATACAGAGTATTCCATTACCTCTTCTGCTGCGATAATGGCACACTCTTTAGCTGTAGGTAAGTAGATTACAGAATAATCAGATAGTTTGATTGCTTTGATGTCAAGGTATTTCTGTACTAGTTCCTTGGCTTTTTCTGCTGCTGTCATGGCTATATTTTTGGTGATAATATTGCTCGGCATCGTTGATATGATTACAGGTCGCGTCTTCATATCCTGCGTTATATGCGTCTATGACATCACTCTTAGATGTGTCCAGTAGGTTACAATATTTAACCATCTCCCTACCTTCCATTAGCAATGCTTCAAGTATTTCACTTCTCATAAGTTTAGAGCTTTCTTCCCCAAACTTTTGCTCGTATTGTTTTACTAACCATTCAATTGGTGTCATGGATATGTTTTTTAATTACCAAAAATGAATCATTATCTTCCCATCTTCCATATTAATCATACAGTCAGTAAGAAACTCAAGCTCCCGGTTATACTTCTCATCAGAAACAGCTTTTACTATGGCTGCTGCAATGTCATCTCTTGTAAACTCTTTTAAAGAGCCATCACCTGATACTCCTGCGTGGCAATCCTTGCAGTCAAGTAGTTCGTATATCTGCTCATTCCTTTCATCAAATGCACTCCTTCTAAGATATGCTACTTCATCGTCTTCTTTTCTAAATGCTGTTGTGTCGTGTCCCATTTTGTTATTGTTTAGATGAATAAATAAATATTTCAAGAATATCATCAGACTTAGGAGCAAGCCTCCTGTACGTAGACTTAATAGATGATATGAACTTCACATTGTCATCAGGCACTATCTCCTTAGACTTGATTAGGTCTAACAGAACCTTTAGCCAGTACCCTGCTTTGTTGTCTATATCGAATGTATGCTTGGGAGAGTGGTAAACTATCTCTATCTCTATCGGTAACAGGCTTGGGCTTATCTGTTTAATATTACCTTTAATCTCTCCGAGAAGGTATAGTTTACTCCACTCCACCAGCTTCTTTCTAACCGCCCAATGCACCCCTCCGTAGAACAGATTGTTAGTAAGATAGTATCTCTTACTTCCAATCGTCATATTCCCTGGTACATCAGGGCAGTTTATGTATAGTAGTATTTCAGACATTAATATATTATTTTTTAATATATTTCTTTATCTTGATTCGGAAATACTCCTCAACTGTTTGGTTATCTACAATAGTCTTAAGCAGCTTTTTGCCATCCATACTTAGCATAAAACAAACAGGCTCTTTGTCTGTATCATCTTGAATAAATATATCGTGCCTAGGCATGTTAAATGGCGCAAAAAAGTATGACTGCGCTATAGCATTCTTAAATGCGTTTTGTTTTGTTTTAAGTAATTCGGAGGTTGCAAGTACCTCTCTTTTTTTACCTAATGTAACATTCATAAATCCGCCTTTTGCTTTTACAATGTGTATCATATTATTTGTTTTTTAAATAAGAATTAATGCGCTAACCGGTATTAGAATAAGCTTAGATGTCATATTATCTCCTCCTAATGCAAAACCTTTTGACTTGTAGTAGTATCTTGCTAACTCTTTTAGTCGGTTAGTTTCAACAATTATGGTGCATTTGTTTGGAATATGAAACACCCAATGGTCTGCTTTTGTGACAGCTATTCCTGAAGGTTTACCTCTTGACTCAAATTCTACAGCTATATTACCTGTGTTATGAGTCATAAAGTCTGTCTTTACTTCTACCTTCTCGCATAGGAGCAGTTCTTTTACGTTGCCTTCTCCTGATATACCAGTAGATAAGTCTAGGTCAAAGTCACTTTTAAAATTCATTTTCTGCTAGGATTTTATAGTAGTAGTACTCCGCGTCAAAGACGTTCTTTTTAATAATAGCGTTTTCTATTTTCTTTGTAAGCTGAGGCGACGACTCTGGGGCATACATCATACCTGTCAAGTGGTTACAGAATCCTTCTATATCCCAATTGGTAACGGTTTCATCACCTACCATATCCGGTTTATAGATGGCTATGTTTACGCTGTAGATGTCATCACCCATCCTAATCACCTGAACAAGTCTTACAAAGTCAGGTAGCTTCTTTGTCATACAGAAGCATTTGTAAATTCAAATACAGGGATGATGTTGCCTCTGATGTATTCAGATAGAGTAACGTCTCTTTCCTTACACAGTTCTACTATCTTATTGTACTCATCTATAGTAACTCTTACAGATATTGTAGCTACCGATTTTTTCTGTGATGAGCCTAGTCTTTGTCTTGGGTCTTTCCGTTTCTTAATACCTTTCATTTTACTTTGTTTAGTGGTTTATATACTGAGCTTCCGTTTTTAAGTACGACAATACGGAACGTATGCTCTCTATCTGATAATGAGATTCTTTTATCATACCTTCCAATGCTTTTGGGAAGATGGTTACAAGTCCAACTGCATCCCTGACAAGGGCATCGAACTTCTTTGCCGGCATAGCATCGTGGTCTACCTTCCTCATCTCGATGGCTACTGCCCTGTCTGTTAGGAAGTCTAGCGATGCTTTTAGCCTACTTGCCCATGCGTTGTATGAGTTAAGTACTTTTAGCCTGTCTATAAGTGCTTGAGGGTTATTGTAATCTACATCTTGTAGCATCATTTGGCGGTACTCTTCGTACTCTCTCATGCCTTCCTGTAATTTCTTGTTGTATGTTTCGTTTTCGAATTTGTACATGTATCTGTTTTTATCTTTTACCTAAATCTATTTTCGCACAGTCGTAGCCATCAATTTGACCTGTTCTGTAAGCATCGCACAGATGGTTTTCTACGTAAAAAGCTATCTCTTTTGCGATGTCGTCTAACTTGTCGTTTTCTATGGCGATGTACCTTGGACTTCCAAATGTAATACTAATCTTTGAATGTTTGGTAATAATCTGCTTAATTTTTTCTTCCATTGTTTTTTCTGTTTAAAAAGTGAAAAATTGATGAGTGACATTTATATCCCAAGAAACGCTTAACTACTGATAGTTTAGCTGTTGGATGCTGACTCCATAGTGTGATACAGAAGTCCCTTCTTGCTTCTATGTATTCGCTTTTACGTTTCTCCCCTTTGCTGTAACAGGACTTAGGGCTGTTTGCTTTAAGCTGTTCTATTGTAATCTTATGCTTTTCGCATATTTCACTGGCTAGTTTTTGAATGTCGGTAATAGTTGTAGCTTCTGCTGCGACATGCTCTCTTACAATGACTTGCTTTACAATAGTTACAGGCTTCATCTCTTGCTCAAACTTAGTAAGCAAAAGCATCATCCGTTTCTCATCGTATGGCTTCCATTCGTATTCATTGAAATAGTCTTTCAGCTCTTTTAGAAACTCCTTCTTCGTCATATTAAATATTTTAATCTGTACAATATCCTGCTTGACATCCACTGCCAGTTCCAAAAAAGAAATCAGTTTGCAACCCAATGTTTTTAATCTGATTGTAGTTCATTTCTTTTTTCCATCTTTTATTTTCGTCTTCTTGTTCGGCAAACCATTGCATTTTTTTAGGTTCGTTATCCCAATTTTTACGCAGTTGCTGCACCTGTTTCCAAAAGCATCCAACACAATTACTATCTAGAGGGAATGCAATTCCACTTTGTTCCGCCCATTTAATTACAGTAGGGTGTATAATTTTATCTTCTATCAACGGAAACCATCCTTCTCTCCACTCTATTTCTTCCCATTTATTTCTAGTCCCTCTTTTGCCAACAATACCTTTAAATGTAGTAGAAAATCTGTCAGCTCTTTCCATCTCATCATATCTAAATCCAATTCCCATTTTTATCTTTTCACGAATATTTTTATACCACCAGTCCCAAATAGGTCTCAATTTCATTTCAGTAGTACAAAATCTCCACATTTGATTAGGTAGGCCTTTGCCACCTGTGGATTTTTTATTTACATTTTCAAATGTATTTCCTGTTACCCATATTATTTCCTTACCAATCAATTGTTCTAAGTCTCTCATTGCATATAAAGTCAAATCACTTTCGGCTGTTGCAATAAAATCCATTCCTATTTTATCGCTGACATATTTTACTATGCCAACATCTTTTGGTTTACAATTAACATCTTCTATTCTAACCAATGAAAAAATATTGTAATCTGCTGGATAATGCACAGCCATATATGAAGATGTCTTGCCGCCTGATAAACTGTGTATTTTTTTCATTCAATAATCGTATTTAGGCAGAAAGTCTCTGTTAAATGGCAGACAACCGCGCTCATCCACAAATTCAACAGCACCCTGCATTTTAAGTAATATAGGCTCTCCTTTAGGTGTAGGCTGACCGCCTGTGTCTTTGTTCCTTACCTTGTCTACGCTGACCTCAGTAAACATCCACCTCTGATTGTCTTTAATCTTACGGTGAAAAACAACGAAGTTGTGTACTTTGTTGTATAGTGCAACACCACCCTCCACCATTGTAGCATGAGGCATCTTCTGATTGCCTTCATTATCCAGCATACGCTGAGATTCGGTGTTGGTGTGCGCGCTTAGAAACAGAGTCACCTTCGTTCTGTTTGTGAAAGCCAGCATGTCGCTGTATGCTTCATAGTCGTACTGATACTTACTCTTAGACATTGTTACATTGGCTTTCAGTGAGTTATACGGGTCTATGAATACACCCTTCAAAGACTTGCGGTGTAGTAATGCTTCAGCAAATCCTAACAGCTCTTTATATTCGTATGTCTTATCATTCGTTACGATATAGAAATGGTCGTTAATAAATGAAATAGCATACTTGAGCCAATGCTCAGGAACCTCTTTAATCTTTCTACCTGTCAGGTATTCAATGAGTTTCATCTTGATAGATGATGGGTTATTCTCCCCGGTATAAATCATCCAGTTCCATCCATGATTAACAGCAGATACAAGAAGGAACCATAGTATAGTAGTTGTCTTACCTACATTTGAGTGGGCCACAAAAGCATAGAACTCAGCTTCCTTAAGCACAAAGTATTTGTCAAGCTCATCATACCCGAACCCCTTACCGCTTTCAATCAGACCTTGACGGAACTGTCTGATATACAGCTCATCTGCACTCACATCGCTAAGGAAGTTAAGCTCATCCTCAGCGTAATTGATATACTCTAAAGCTTCATTATAGGAGTTTTCTGTTTCGTGTATCGGAGCAAGCATACCATAGGTGATGCCATCTCTTATTGTTTGCCTTGCAGATTCAGCATCGTCAATGTTACGCTTAGATATTTCGTGGTATAGAATACTATCAGCTACATCTCTTTCTACTTTGCCGGCAG